CTTTTTGTGTATTATAACCCTGTATAGATTGCACTACTGACATTACTGCCATTGCTTCAGCTACGCCACACATATTATCTCCTTCATCATTAAATAGAATGGCATTTTACCTTTGCCATATTGTTCATCTCGTCTTATTGTATTAAATCCTAAATACTCAAGCCACTTAATAGACTTTTCATTTCTACAGTCTACCCAGTTATATAAGTATTTATAGTTTTTTCCCATTTGTGCCACCCATTCAGGTGATTGTTTTATAAATTCTTTTTTGTAATTAAATAATTCTTCACTAGATAATAACCAAGCTATACCATAGTCAGGGTCTAGTGTTGGTACACTACCAAACATGCCTATAACATATTCTTCGTCTGTACCTATGACACTCCATGTTCTATGTCCTTTGTATTCAAAGGGTGACATAAGAGCCTCTACAGCTCCTACATTGTCTGACGCTTTAATTTCGTCTCTGTCTGCTTGCCTCATTTTAGGTGCAAGAAAAGCTATATCTGCTGAGATTGCCCGCCTCACGTGTGCCATTTATATTCTCCTAGAACGTCTGTGGTAGTAACCTTCCACTTCAGCACTAGGAATAAACATAGGTAAGTGTGAGCTACTCTTTATATCTAATGTAAATAATGTATTTCTACTTTGTACAGGAACAATAATAGTACCTGAAGAAATCGCTGGGTTATCAACAGTACCTGAAAAGCCTACAATATAACCATTCATGAATGTAGTATATGTGTCTCTACTCTCAGGTGTTACTTCTACTTGGAAGAATCCACTGTCCTCATAGTCAAATGATATAGTACGTATCTGATACCTACCTGAAGTAACAGCTATAGCCCCTTGTCCTGAAGATTCTCTTACGTACTGTGGTGACAGTGTATATTTAGATTCATAAGGAACACCTATAATTAAACTAGTGTAGTCACCTTCTATTGTATATGTTGAACCTGAAGTATTTGTTGCTGTGTAATTAGCTCCTGTGCTAGCGTTCACAGCTATTAATCCTGTCTTAGCTCCATATGGGCTAGTAAATGTAGTAAGACCAGTACCTGAATCATAAGTTCCAGTTACAGATTTTTTAAGGTCTAGATATACATTAAAGCCTATGGTTTCATCTGATAAATCTTGTAGGTCAATACGTAGTAACTTTGTGTCTGTTCCTTCAGATACAAATAGATATACAAAGCTTCGGTCTATCATACCACCTATTATCTTAGTACCAGCTAATGTCCACTTAGACCATGCAGTTTGTACTTTCTCACCTCTATCAAAGAAGTATTTGTACATATACATTGTGTCAGCGTTAGTTGGTGATACAGCTGTCCCTGTAGTGTACGGTGCTGTCTGTGTATCAGCTGTATCTGAGCACAGCACTATTAAAGAATCTTCTGTTGTATTGCTTAATATTGAATAAGCGTTGTCAGGTATAAGTGTTTGTACAGCTACAGTAACATCTAAACCATCATTGGTTAGTGTGTCGTTGTCTGAGTAGTATTCTCTTATAGCTGTATTAGTATTACGTTTTTGTGCAAAGTACGCATATCTACCTGATGATACAGGTGTTACTTCATCATTATGTGAGAATGTAGACACCTCATTCAACACCGCAGAGGTGGGGGTGATAGTCTCTGCGGCTGAAGCGAGCTTATACTGTGAAGTGTCGGAGAACAGTAGTAAGGTCTCGTTGAATGATATTGAATTTCTTAATACGTTAACAGTTGTACCTGAAGCTGCAACATCTATAACATCTGTATCTAATACTTGTGTTACTGTTGTTGCAAAGAAATTAAAGTAATCAGCATTACCTGATAATATTAAGTTCTCTCCAGCTAATATACCTAATCTATTTTTATAGAATGTAAGGTTCTGTATTGTCTGTCCTACAAATGTAGGGTCAGGATTTGTTGTCTCATCCCCAGCGTCTCTTTCAGTGTAAGTCTGCTGTGCAAAAGTAAATGTACCATCATTATTATTAATAAGAGCGTGTGGCATTGTAGAGTTATCTAGCCCTGTACTTGTGTTAGGTGCTATACATTCTTCCCATACACCATTGCCTACATAGTTAACATAGTAATCTGATGATGTATCACCAGCGTCACCTGTTACTTTAATCTTATCATCTAGCTTTGCATAGTAAGGTAACTTAGTAAAATCTTGTATCTCATCTTTAACAGCATACAGCTCACTGTTGCCAGCACCATCATGTGTCTCTACTGTATAGTTAGCGTTTTGGTCTACTACATAACCACGTAGTGAAGATTGGTGTTCTGTAAATGTAAACTCAGCTGTAATTGCTGAATATGTACTTAATCCTTGTGTTGTACTTAGTGTTGCCCCTGTGTCTGCTCTAGTTAATTTAAAAGTAATACTAGAAGAAGCGTCCCAATAAGTACTGCTTGTGCCATATCTAAAGATATCTATAAGCTTTGCTGTGTCTCTAAACTGTGTGTCATGGTTAGCGTCACTACCGTCAGGCATTTGTATAATTGCATTAATACCATAAGGTAAGTCAGGGTGAGTAAGGTGTATTGCATACTCTCTACCAAAGTTAGTTACCTTAAACACTACATAAAAGTATTCTACTTTAGCTGCTGTAGTTGTACCACTTTGTGCTGGTGTTATAGATTTGTTAGATACAAAAGTATAATCAGCAATGTTAACCATCTTAAGGTCATTCTTAGGGTTAGTAGTTGTAAGATAAGATGTACCGTCAGGGTAGCTTACAGTCTTCTCATTACCTTGTAAGTCAAATACTCTTACACCACCATTGTAAAATGCAACAATGTATTTATTGTTCTCGTCTCTTTGTATGTTCCATATTTTTGTAGTGTTAGGAAATACGTTTGTAGCGTCTAGTGTAGCTATATATTCTGATGGTGGGCGTTTGCCTAAGCCTTTGATTATATTGTTTTGACAATTAATCTGTTCTTCACCTTGATTAATACCACGTTGGGTAGGTGTTTGTTGGCTTATACCATTCAGAAAGTTAGGTATCGACTGAGAAACTACTGCCATTAATAAGTCCTTCTAGGTGGTCTATTGATTATTGAATATGTATTTGCGTCACCTTCTAGTATGTTTACATCCTCACTTCTAGAATCAGATTGCTTAAAGTTATTATAAGCTTCTTGTTCATCTATGCTCATTAACTCAGATAATCCAGCGTCACCAATAAATCTAGCTGCAAAACGTCTAGCTGCTTTAACTGTAATATAGCGTCTAGCGTATTCAGGTAGTTGTTCAAATTGTTGTACTAATACAACATCTAATGGTGGGACAGTTGTAAAAACATCTGTGTGGTTATCTAGGTCATACAGTTTACCATCACGTATTACTACGTTTTGATATCTGTGTGTTGCATGAGCGTCAGCTTGGACGCAGTTGGAAGGTAATGGAATCTTACTATCGTCATCTATTGAGTAAGTTACATTGTATTCAGTGTTAAAGTTCCAGCCTTCACTTTGTACAGAAAGGCTAGTCTCATTAAGTATATTTATAGCGACAGATACATCTACGTTTGTTACGCCGCTAATAGAGTTAACAGGTGCTTCTCCAATAGCAGAGAGCATGGTGTTGATAGCTTGTAACTCAGTAGTTGGTGTTATTTGTGTTGCCATAATTTCCTCAATAAAGAGGGGACAGCCAAAGCCATCCCCTCAAGGTTAAGTATAAGAAACGATTAAGCTTCTTTAATACCTACAGCTGCTTCAGGTCTGAGCACGCCGTGACCCATAGCATATTTAGCTACCATCAATGTACCTTGACGTCTTATGTCATATTCCATTTCAGTTGCTAAGTCCATGAGCTTAACAGTACCAGCTGCTGAAGGGTGACAAACTAGAGCAACATAGTTAGCTAAGTTAACTTGTTGTGGGTTTGAACCACCAGCTGTAGCAGAACCACCATCAACGCCTGTTGAAGCTGAGAAGTCTGAAGCCACAAAGTGTGGTGTTGGTACTAATTCAATACCAGCAATCTTCAATACTCTACCTTCAGCAATAGAACCTTGACCACTAAAGTCAACGTTTACAGCGTTAGTAGCGTTTGCTAATTTATAATACTCTTCAAGTCTGATGAAGCACTTACGTCCTTCTCTTGGCACATAGTTAGCGTCAAGTTGTTTTGCAGCATTGAAAAGTTCATCAATCATAGCGTTAGCAGCTGTAGAAGCTGTAGCACTAGCGATTGAAGTGTTAGTTAACACAGTTCCTGAAGCATAGCCTGAATCAGCTACGTTTGCAGAAGCTTGTGCTGCTTGTCCGATTGTTTGTAGAATGTGCTTATCTTTTTGGAAAGCCAATGCTCTACCGATTTCGGATGAATAAGAACCTCTAACATCATAATGATTCTTTGCTTCTTCTATGTTAGAAAGAAAAACAGAAGATATCAATAAGTCATTGATTGTTATGATTTTCTCGTTGTGGTTTACGTCACTACCAGTGATTTCTGTACCAGCTGTGTGGTAAGAAGCGTCAATTCTACCCATTACAGGGAATTGTGCACTTTTACCATTGCTTATTGTACGGACAGTTTCAGCTCCTTGAGTTACTGACGCACGTTCAAAAGAAGTTAATACCTCTCCTGAAAATACTTTAAGAAACAGAGCGTCTTCTGAACCACCAGCGTTGATTTTACCGACAGATACTGGACTAGCATTTGCCATAATAAATCTCCTTTGGTTATAGTTTAGTTGTTGTTAAACGCCTCTAAGTCTCGTCATCAAGATTGTCTTCCGCAGAAGGTCAAGTTACTACTACTTGTTGGCAGCTGCCATCTAACGAGATAGCACAGCTATTAGCACTTCCATTTACGTAAAGCTAGAGCCTTACGTGTTGGCTTTCCATTTGGTTTTTTCATTGCACCTTTTACACCACTCATTCTTGCACAGAAGCTTTTACGTCTTCCAGCTGCTTTAGAACCTTTAGGTGCTTTTCCTGTTACAGGTGGTTTAAGATTAGCCCCAGTCTTACGTTTATAATAACGTCTACCAGCAGCATTTAAGCCACCGCTGGGGCTTTGGTGTTTCTTTGCTGGCATTTACTTTTTCTTCCTTACTGTTTTCTTTTTAGGGAAACCAGCTTTCATATTAGCATATGCCTTAGATGATATAGTTGATTTAGATTTAGGTCTACTTGTACCAGCTTTCTTACGTGCATTGATATTTTCATATAGTCCACGTTTAGCCATTACTTACCACCTTTGCCTTTTTTACCTTTGTGTTTTTTTCCACATGCCATTGTATATCTCCTATAGATTACTGTTAGCTAATTTCTCTTGCACTTCAGCTTGGAACGCTGGGTCTTTGGCATATCTTGGGTCTCCCATATCAGCTTGTACTTGAGCCCATGATTCATAACCACCTTGTGAAGTAGGTGCTGCTTTACCTGATAGTAATTTAGGGTCAGTACCATTAGCTGCTGTGTATCTAGCTTGTAAACCAGTAACAGCTAGCTTGATAGTTTCCATATCACCGCTGTTAACAGCATTGTTATAAGCTGTCTGTTCAGCTTCAGTTAGATTTTGTCCAGCCCATTGAGTCATCTCTACGTAAGCTTCTTCTCCACCTACTAAGCCTTTAACTTCAGTGCCTTGTTGTAATGCCCTAGCTTCTTGTCCAGCAATAAACTGGTCTACGATATCTCTACTAATACCAACTGCTTCTAGTTTTGCATAAGACTCATCAGCTAGTTGTCCGCTTTCAGCATACTCTGCACTGAGTGAATCCATGTCAAGTCCAGCAGACTCAACAGCTTCATCAGCTTTTATTTCTAAATCACTCTTAGGTTGTTCTTCAGCCTTCGCTTCTTCCTTAGGTTCTTCTTTAGGTTGCCCTAATTTAGATTCTAATTCAGCGTATGATTTAGCCATTGCTTCAACAGATTCAAACTTCTCAGGTAAACCCTCAGGTCTAGAAGATTCTACTTGTTCTTCTACTGCTGGGGCTTCTGATGTAGTTTCATCTGATTGTACTACTACTTGTTCTACCATTTATTTATTCTCCTTTATTTCGGTTTAGTCATGTTATTAGCAACATTAGGGACTGCACTTTGTACGGTTTCCATCATTTGTTGCTATTGCATTTGTTGTT